AAGCTAACATCAAAGCTATGCCTGTATTGCGTTATAAGCAAACAGATAGTGAAGGCAGAGTAGCTCAACCTCCTACTCGTTTACAGCCTGAGCCTCCTCCTGCTGGAGTTATTGCAGCAACTCAAGGAATGAGTGCAGACTTAATGACTGTCGTAGGCATCTATGATCCTAGTCAGCTCCCACAAGGAAACATTTCAGGTAAAGCATTAGCTGGTCAGCAACAACAAGTTGATATGGTGAACTTCCATTATTACGACAATCTGACTCGCTCTATTGCCTATTGTGGTCGCATCATTCTTGATCTAATTCCAAATATTTACGATACAGAGCGTGTAATGCGAATTATTGGAGCTGATGAAAAGCCTGAGATTGTTACTTTAAATCAACGAGTAACGGATGAAGAAGGTATTGAGAAAATCCTTAATGATGTGTCTGTTGGTCGCTATGATGTGGTTATGGATACAGGGCCTGGCTTCTCAACCAAGAGAACAGAAGCTGTTGAAAACATGATGACTTTACTAGCTGCCGATCCTAACTTAATGGCAACTGCTGGTGATTTAATCTTCCGTAACATGGACTTCCCAGGCGCTGAGATTATTGCCGACAGACTTGCAGCATCTAATCCATTAGCTCAGATTGACGAGAAATCAGACATTCCTCCTCAAGTTCAAATGCAATTGGCTCAATCTCAACAAACGATCCAACAGTTGCAACAACAGATTCAAGTATTGGGAATGGATATTAAATATGGCGCAACAATGCAACAAGCCAAGGAAGAAGCTCATACTAAGCGCACACTTATGGAAACTACTGCTAGAGCCTATAACACTCAGACAATGGCAGAAGTTAAGGTCAATGACCAAAATACTAGGTCTATCACTAGCCAAAACAAGACAGAAATTGATGCAATTGTTAAGCTACTTATTGCTAATCTTGACACAAGACAACTGGAAGCTGAAATTGAGCGTAGAAATGATGAGCAATTTGCTTATGCAAAAGAAGCTGCTAGTGATATAGCGCATGAAGCCAATCCTTTAACTGGAGAGCTTCAAACCAATATTCCTATGCCTCCTAGAGATGTAGCTTTAGAGCCAATTCAACCCCAACAAATGCAACAACCAATGCAACCCCAACAACCAATGCCACAAGGAGTCCAATAATGCCTTTAGTTACAAGCGAAAACAGAGAACAATTCATCAAATCAGAGATGGATAAAAAGGCTGGAAAGCCTAAATATGATGAACCTGATTACGACAAAATGAGCGCTGGAGCTAAAGAATTAGCTCTCCATGCTGATAACGATCAACATTTATATAAATCAAGTCATATTCCTATTGTCAAAAACTTACAAAAGAAAATGTCAAAAGGTGTTTATGAACAAGAACAAGCTCGTAAATTATGGGGATACCATGCGGATCGAGCAGCTCAGTCGTATCACAAAGAGCATGGAACTCCTGATACACCTTGGCACAAAATGTTTTCTCCAGCAGAAAGAAAAGAAGCAGCTCATCATTTTGAAAGTGTTCATAGAGAACAAGTTGAAGATAATACAAACTTCAAATAATATTGTTTTAAATAAGTTTTGGTGGTAAAAATGAAGTGTTGTAAACCTACCAATGGGATCATTGGGTTAAATCTTGAGGAAAACTCATGGCAGAAGTGCAAGAAGCAAAACAAGCTGGAAATGTAGTAACAAGTGATAATTTAGCCGAATGGACTATGAATCGTCTTGGTTTAGCTACCGAGGAAGCTCCTGTTGAGGCTGATGAAGTTGAGGAAACTCCTAAATCAGAGCCGATAGTTGAAGCTGAAGGTGAGAGTGAACAAGAATCAGATCCTGAAGCGAAAGTAACAGAGGAACGGAAACAAAATCCTAAACTCGAAAAGCGGTTTTCGGAGCTTACTAAGGCTCGTAAATTGGCAGAAGAAAATTCTGCTAAGGTGCAAGCTGAAAAAGAGGCTTTGGAAGCTAGACTTAGGGAATATGAAGAAAGGGTTGCTCCACAGCAAAATGTGGAAAATCCAATTGGAACAGAACCTAGGGCAGATCAGTTTGATGATGCTTTTGAATATGCAAAGGCATTAGCGGAATGGTCAGCAGAGAAAGCGTTATACGATAGGGATCAGCAAGAAGCGGTTCGCAAAGCTCAAGAAGAACGCTCTAAAGTCCTAAAGACTTGGAGTGAGAAACTAGCCAAAGCAAAGCCTAATTTAGCTGATTTTGACGATATTGTTGAATCTACTAAAGTTGTTGTAAGCAACGAAGTTAGGGATGCAATCATTGAGTCGGATGTTGGCCCTGAGATTCTTTACCATTTAGCTAGTCTAGAGGAAGAAGAAGCTGAGAAGTTCCAAGCATTACCTATGTCAAAAGCGCTTAGAGAGATTGGGAAATTGGAGGCTAAGTTTGAGAAGCAAGCAATTGCTGAAGATAAGCCTTTAAGTAAGTCTGTTACTCAGAAGTCTAAAGCTCCTGCTCCTCTTAGTCCTATAAGAGCAACTGGAAGTGCAATGGAAACACCTATTGGCTCAGATGGTGAGTTTCATGGGTCTTACCAAGCATGGAAGGCAGCTCGTAAGGCAGGGAAGATCAGGTAAACACTAATTTCTTTTAAGGAAAAGAGAAAATGAGTAATACTTTATTAACCATTAGCAAGATCACCAACGAAGCGTTGATGGTCTTGGAAAACGAATTAACTTTTACATCTGAAGTAGATCGTAACTATGATGATCAGTTCGCTGTAGTCGGTGCAAAGATTGGTAACACAGTCAATGTCCGTAGACCTGGTCGTTTCATTGGTACGACAGGCCCTGCGCTTAATGTCGAGGACTTCAACGAAACCTCAGTACCAGTCACCCTCAGCACCCAGTTCCATGTGGACACGCAGTTTACTACTCAGGATTTGGCATTGAGCTTGGATATGTTCTCTGATCGTGTTTTAAAACCAGCAGTTGCAGCTATTGCAAACAAAATCGACTTAGATGGTTTGACAATGGCTAAAAATGCTACTTACAACACAGTAGGAACAGCAGGAACTCCACCAACAGGACTAATCACCTTCTTAAACGCTGGTGCTTACCTTGATTCTGAAGGCGCTCCTAGAGATGGTCGCAGAGCTGTTGTTATCGATCCATTCTCAAGCGCAACGATTGTTGATAGCTTGAAGGGTCTTTTTGTTCCACAAGAAGCTATTTCTGCTCAGTATCGTAAAGGTCTGATGGGTCGAGATTCAGGTGGTATGAATTGGAAGATGGATCAAAACATTGTGAACCAAACTTATGGATCATTCGCTGGAACAGCTACAGTCAATGTGACTACAGCTACTGGCTTTTTGACTAGCGGTTGGGCTTCTTCTGCAAACATTACTTTGACTTTGACCAACACAGTTACATTAAATCAAGGTGATACTTTCACTATTGCTGGTGTATTCGGTGTAAACCCACAGAATCGTCAGTCTTACGGCAAACTGCGTAATTTTGTAGTCAATACTGCGGTTACTGGAACTGGTGGAACTATTACAGTCAATGTATCTCCTGCTCCAATCAGCGCTGGTCAATTCCAAAACATCAGCGTAACAAGTTCAGGCGCACAATCTGTAGTTTTCTTTAATAGCGCAGGAACTGTTAGCCCACAAAATATCCTCATGCACAAGAACGCATTTACTCTCGCAGTAGCCGATCTTGAGTTGCCTGAAGGTGTTCATTTTGCTGGTCGAGCAAGCGACAAGGAAATTGGTCTGTCTATGCGTGTAGTTCGTCAATACACTATTAACAACGACTCAATCCCAACTCGTTTGGATGTTCTTTATGGTTGGGCCCCACTCTATCCTGAGTTGGCTTGCCGTATTGCATCTTAATTTTTTAGCTCAAGAAAGGAATAAATCATGGCTAATCCAGGACCAGCATCAACAGTAACCCCAGTCTATCTATTCAACGGCAATGCAGCAGATGGTATTGCACTAGGTTTAGCTGGTGGTGAAATGGGCTTTTATGGCACAACTCCAATCAGTAGACCTTCTGCAATTACTACCATTAGCGATACAGCTACTGGAACAGCAATTGCAACGGCTGTAAACTCTGTAATTACAGCGTTGAAAAACCTTGGTTTGACTGCTTAAAAGCAAATGTAATAAACGGAAGCTCACTCCTAAAAGGGGTGGGCTTTTTCTTTGTGAAGGAAGAAGATGACTCATGTAATGATTGCAATGCCTGTTTATACAGGCACAGTTCATATCGGAACAATGCACAGTCTGATAGATGACTTAATCCAATTAGTTTCTAGAGGCGATAGATTTACGCTTGTTGATGATATTGGCAACGCTTTAATAGCCGATTGCCGAGGAGTAATTGCTACTAATTTTTACCATTCAGATTGCGATCAGCTTGTCTTTGTTGATTCGGATGTCTGTTGGGAGCGTGGAGCGCTTTTAAGGCTTATAGATCATCCTGTCGATTTGGTAGGTGGAATATATGCTTCTAGGGTAGAACCTGTTCAATATATGGTCAAATACTTAGATAAACCTGAGCTTTGGGCAGATCCTGAAACTAAATTATTGGAAGTTGAAGCTATTCCTGCTGGATTTACCAAGATCAGTAGGAACTGCATAGAGAAAATGATCGAAGCATTTCCTGAAAAATACTTTCACAAAAGCGCTATTAATGAGGAGTTCTATCCATTATTTGACTCTTACATTGTCGATAGAAATGGACTGAAATTTAAGCATGGAGAAGATTACAGCTTTTGTTACAAATGGATTTCTATAGGTGGCAGAGTGTGGATAGATCCTGAAATAGGTATGGGTCATATTGGACTTAAAGTTTTTGAAGGACACTTAGGGAATTATTTGCGAAATCGTTAATATTATTGAATATTTACAAAAAAATAGGATAATGGGGTGGTAGTTCAACCCTCTTTGCAAAGGAAATATTATGCCATCTACAACTCTTGCTCGTGGAAATGCAATTAGCACTTTCTACATTCAACCATCTTTAACTCCAGCAGCAGTCGCAGCTAATATTACTGCTGCACAAACATTTACTGTCGCTGGTCTAGAAACAACCGATCATGTAGCAATAGCTTGTGCTGGCGCTCAGACTGCTGGCATTTTTGTCGCTGATGTTAGAGTTTCGGCAGCAAATACATTAAGTGTTCAATTCGGTAACATTACTGCTGGTTCATTAACTCCAGCATCAGGTAATTACATAATTGATGTTATTCGTATTGAAGGTTCTTATCCTGCTACAGCAGTCTAATTAAGGACAAATTATGTCTAATACTATCGTTTTACGATTACAAGCTCAGACAACTGCTTTATCAGTAACGGCTTCAGCTCATGCTGCTGTTACTGTTTCATCAGTAGGTAACAATCAAGTGAATTACGCAGCTTTTTTAAATGCTGGAGCTAATTCAGTAGCTATTGAAATTTCTTCAACAACAATTACAGCTAAAACAGCTACACTTCCTGTTGATGGAACTAATGGTTCTTTTGTATTGCCTCCCTTGATGACTCAGCCGATTGTTTTAGCTACTCCTGCCAATAACTTCCAAGTATCAGCTATTGGTTCTGCATCAGGCCCTGCTCTTGTGTATATAACTCCAGTTGGGAATCAGTCTTAAAAATTAAAGGGATGCTTTATGGCTAATCCATCAGATTCAACTGTTCAGAATCTACTGCCTGTTCAGGCTTATTTTGATGCTCAGGGTAATTTTCAAACTTTTATTGGTCAAGGTCAGCCGTTTTATGCAACGGCTAATCCAAGTCAATCAGGTCTTAATATTACCAATAGCACAATTAACAGCACTACTATTGGCGCAACAACTCCTTCTACTGGTGTTTTTACTAACATTGCTACTACTACTGGAACAATTACAACTGCTCCAACAAGTGCTACAGATATTGCCAATAAACAGTATGTGGATTATTACGCTGCTGGACTTAGTTGGAAGCAACCAGTAAAGGTAGCATCTGTTGCAAATATAACCTCGTTATCAGGTTTTCAGACTGTTGATACAGTTTCATTAACTAATGGAGATAGAGTTTTAGTAAAAAACCAAACTCTTTCTCAAAACAATGGTATTTATGTAGTACGCTCAGGAGCTTGGGAATACGCTGTAGGAGCTGATGATTGGCAAGAATATGTAGGCGCTATTGTCTTTGTAGAAGAAGGCTCACAAGCATTTTCTGCATGGTATAGCCTAGCTCAAGATGGTGGAACTCTTGGGGTTACTGCTCTTAATTGGGCAAACTTTAGCGTATCTTCTGTTTATACTGCTGGAACTGGTTTAAGTCTTTTTGCTAATGTATTTAGCATTACCAATACAGGAGTTAGTGCTGCAACTTATGGTTCAGCTTCAAGTGTTCCTGTTATTGCAATAAACGCTCAAGGTCAAGCGACTAGCGTAACAAATACAAGTATTGCCATTGGCGCAACGCAAATTACTAGCGGAACAATAGATTCAGGTCGTTTAAGTGGTTCTTATAGCGGTATTACTGGTTTAGGAACTCTTGGCAATTTAACTGTAACTAATACCATTACAGGATCTATTAGTGGAAATGCTGCAACTGCTACTTTAGCTACTTCAGCAACTTCAGCGACTACTGCTACTAATTTAGCTGGTGGTGCAAGCGGAAATGTTCCTTATCAGACTGCTAGTGGAGCAACAACATTCTTAGCAACTGGATCAAATGGTCAAGTCCTTACTTTGGCTTCAGGAGTTCCATCATGGGCAACTCCTACAACTGGAACAGTAACTTCAGTAGGTGGAACTGGAACAGTATCAGGAATCAGTCTTTCAGGAACTGTAACTACTTCAGGAAATCTTACATTAGGCGGAACTTTAGATTTATCAGCTCCTCCTGCTATTGGTGGAACAACTCCAAATTCAGGAGCATTTACTACAATTACTGCTTCTTCAAGTCTTACTACCCCAATAGTTCAGGCTACCAATTCAGGCGGTTTAGCCCTTAGAAATTCGGCTGGAACAACCCAAATTAGCATGGGTGGCGGTGGTGGCGATAATGTTTCCATCAATGTTTCAACTAATTTAAATGGAGCTAATGCTCAAATAGATATTAGTCCTACTGGAACTGGTCATGTTCATATTAAGCCTACAGGCACAGGCGCAGTAGAAATAGCACCTACAAACGCTGGAACAATGAATAACATGGTTATTGGTGGAACAACACCTTTAGCTGGAACATTTACTGATTTAAGGTTTAACAACACCTTATCGTTGGCTGGATCTACAGGAACTGCTGGATATGTAGTAACTTCCAATGGCGCTTCTGCTCCTACTTGGCAAGCGCTTCCAGCAAGCGGAATTACGATTACAGACGATACAACCACTAATGCAACTCGTTATTTAGCGTTTACAAGCGCTACAAGCGGAACAATTACTGGTCAAAATGTAAGCTCTACTAAACTACAATTTAACCCTTCTACTGGTGTTTTAAGTGCAACTAGCTTTACTGGTTCGGCTACATTAACTGCACCAGTTCTAGGTACACCAGCTTCAGGAAATCTTGATTCTTGTACGGCAGATGGTACAAATAAAGTTGGCTATAGAAACATTCCAAATTCAGGCGCTAAAACATCTAGTTACACGCTAGTTATTGGTGATGTAGGTAAATTTATAGAATTAGGAACTGGCGGTACTGTTGTTGTTCCTGCCTCTGTGTTTGCTGCTGGTGATGTAATTAGCATCTTTAATAATACAGGCGCATCTATTTCCTGTGCTTGTTCAAATGTTACAACAGTTTATAAAGGTGGTACGGATGCAGATATTAGTAGTTTTAGCGTCACAACAAGAGGCGTAGCTACTATTCTTTTCATTAGTGCTACTACTGCGGTAGTTACAGGCAATCTTGCATGAGTGGTATTTTTCTTAATCTTCTTGCAGGTGGGGGAGTAACGGCAACAGTACCTAATGCGCCAACAATAGGAACAGCAACTGCTACAGGAGCAACTACAGCAACTGTTTCATATACAGCACCAGTAAGTGATGGTGGTTCTGTAATTACATCATATACAGCAACTTCAAGTCCTTCAGGTGGTACAGGCACAATAAGTCAAGCAGGCTCAGGAACAATTAATGTAACTGGATTAACTGCTGGAACTTCCTATACATTTACTGTTACAGCGACTAACGCTATTGGAACAAGCGCTCCAAGCGCAGCAAGTAATTCCATAACAACTGTAAACCCAACAACCTCAGTTACTTATTTAGTAGTAGCTGGCGGTGGTGGCGGTGGTTCAGGTGGTGGCGGTGGTGCTGGTGCTGGCGGTTATAGAACAGCATCAGGATTTTCTGTTTCCCCAGGATCAAGTCTTACAGTAACAGTAGGTGGTGGCGGTAGTGGTGCTCCAGGAAGTTCAAACGGATCACCTGGTTCTGATTCTGTTTTCAGTTCTATAACTTCTACTGGTGGTGGTTATGGTGGTGGTGGTTCAGGTTCTACAAGTGCTGGCGGTAGTGGTGGTTCAGGCGGTGGTGGACAATATGGTGGTGGCGGTGGTGGTTCAGGAACTGGTGGTCAAGGAAACAATGGACAAGCTGGTGGAACTAGCTCCGCTGGTGGTGGTGGCGGTGGCGCTAGTCAAGCTGGTGGAACTAATGGTAATGCTAGAGGTGGTGATGGTTCGACATCATCTATTTCAGGCAGTTCTGTAACTAGGGCAGGTGGTGGTGGCGGTGCTGTTTCAGCAGGTGGTCGAAATGCAGGTGGAACAGGTGGTGGTGGTGATAGTGGCTTTGCTACTTTAGATGGACTTCCTGGTACAGCAAATACAGGTGGTGGTGGTGGTGCTGGTTGGCAATATACTGTAACAAATGGCGGTGCTGGCGGTTCAGGTATTGTAATTATTAGTTACCCAAATACTTTTGATAACGCTGCTTCTACAACTGGTTCACCTTCATTCTCTAATACAGGTGGTAATAAAATTTATACATTCACCTCGTCAGGTTCAATTACATTCTGAGGCATGACATGAGTCATTTTGCAAAAATAGAAAACGGATTAGTAACTCAAGTGATTGTTGCTGAACAAGATGTTATTGATACTGGTTTGTTTGGTACAGGTTGGATTCAGACTTCCTACAATACACATGGTGGACAACATCCTGAAGGCAGACCATTGCGTAAAAACTATGCTGGTATTGGTTACACATATGACAGCCAACGAGATGCCTTTATTCCACCACAACCATTCCCAAGTTGGATAATGAGTGAAGAAACTTGTTTATGGAGTTCTCCAGTTCCGTATCCTACCGATATAGGTACGGCAGAAAACCCTAAGAAATATACTTGGGATGAAGCTACAACTTCTTGGGTAGAAATAAATGATTGATTATGAATGGTCAATTTTAAAAGTTTTTTCTGAAAACGAAAATATTACAGAAGTTCAATTTTTATTGAAAGCACAAAATGAAACAAATACTGTCAAAACTCAAGGCTATCATTCTTTCTCTGAAGGAACAATTGTTAAGCCTTATTCAGAAATTAAAGAAGAAGATTTAATTCGTTGGTTGGATCAAGATACTACCAAAAATGATGTAAACATCATAAAATTGAATTTAGACAAACAGTTAGAAGCATTAAATAATAGTAAAAAAAGTGAATTTCCTTGGTTAGCAAATACTTTTACTATTGAATAGGAACTATTATGACCAAACCAATTGACATTATTAGTCGCTCATTAAAAGACATAGGAGCTTTGGAAGCTGGAGAACAACCTACAGCAGATTCTGCTAAAGATGCTTTTGATTTAATGAATGACCTTATAGACCAATGGTCTAACGAAGATATGATGGTTTTCAACATTACGGAGATCATTTTTCCTGTTGTAGCTGGTCAAGTGCAATACACCATTGGCCCTGATCCTTCTACAGCTAACTTTATTGGATCTTCTTTTACAGGAACTTTTTCAGGCAATGTTTTGACAGTTACTGGCATAAATTCAGGAGCTGTAGCTCAAGGTCAATATTTAACCTGTCAAGGTGTTACTAGCGGAACTCGTATTGTTCGTAATCTGACAGGAGCTGGTGGTAATGTAAATGAACAAGGAACTTACCTTTTAAACATTACTCAACCTACTCAAGTTCCTGTATTTACTGGTTCAATCTCAGGAACAACGCTTACTGTTACAGCTATGACTTCAGGTGCTGTCAATGTAGGTTCTGTAATTAGCGGAACTGGAGTAACAGTAGGAACAACTATTTCAGCTCTTGTATCAGGAACTGGTGGAACTGGAACTTATACAGTTAGCGCTTCGCAGACTGTTTCTTCTACAACCATAACTGGAACTATTGTTGCTTCTACTATTACTGCTTACTATCAAAAACCACTAGGAATTGATAGTGCTTATGTAAGGGTAAATACTAGCTCTAATGGTCAACCTATTTACAATGGTGGTTTAGATTACCAAATGGCAGTTTTGGCTTTGGATAACTACAACTCAATTGGTTTAAAAACGCTTAATGGCCCATGGCCAAAGGCAGTCTATTTCAATCCAAATGAGCAATCAGGAAATGTGTTCTTATGGCCAAACCCTTCACAGGGAGAAGTACATTTATTTGCTCAGACCTTGTTTAGCAATTACGGCACTATGTATGACGATATAGTTCTTCCACAAGGCTATTCAATGGCGCTCAGATGGTGTTTGGCAGAGCGTTTAATGCCTATGTATGGCAAAGCCTCTGCAACGCAAATAACAATGATTAATGCTTACGCAGCTCAAGCTAAAGCAACTTTAAAACGAACCAATATGAAACCTATGGCATCAGCTCAGTTTGCAGATGCAATGCTTTCAAGCAGACAAAAAGATGCTGGTTGGATTCTTAGTGGCGGTTTCTTTAGATAAAGCTAAAAAATGGCAGACTTTAACTTTGTTGGCGCAGCTTATGAAGCTCCTTCCATCTATCAAGATGCTCAGGAGTGCATAAACTTTAGACCTGAAATTGATCCTACCCTTCCACAAGGCGCTAGACAGGTTATTGCTCTTTATCCAACACCAGGACTTACCAATGTTGTAACCCTTCAAAATGCTCAACAAGTAAGGGGCATGAGAACTGTTTCAGGTGGAGATTATATGGTTGCGGTATGTGGCCCTTATGTTTATGTAATGGGTTCAACATTTACTGCAACAATTGTAGGTCAGTTAAATACTTCAACTGGTCAAGTAGGCATTACTGATAATGGTTTAAATGTCTATATCGTAGATGGTTCTAATCGTTACACTTGGCGCATTTCTAATCCTGCTTCTGCTGTATTTAAAGGAACAATTAGCGGAACTACTCTTACTGTAACTTTAGTTTTAAGCGGAACAATAGCTGTAGGTCAGTCTTTATTTGGTATTGGAATATCCAATCAAACAGTTATAACGGCTGGATCAGGAACATCTTGGACTATTAATCAAAGTCATACTATTACTCCTGCAATCCAAATGAACTCAGCAACAGTAGGTGCTGTATTGACAGGATCTATGTCAACAACAACTTTAACTGTTTCGGCTGTTGCTAGTGGAACTTTGTATGCTGGTCAAACAATTACAGGAACTGGAATAACCCCTAAAACCATTATTACAGCTTTAGGTAGCGGAACTGTTTTAAGCGAAACTATTGCAACAGCAGGAACTGGTTATGGTGTAAACGAAAATATAACTGTTTTAGGCGGTGTTTATGGTTCTAGTCCTGCTACTTATACAGTTACTTCAATAGGCGGTACAGGAAATGTTACAGGACTTACAAGAACTTTTTCAGGTCAATATACTGCTAATCCTGCAAACAATGTATCGACTACTTCTGATGGTTCAGGAACAGGATTAACTTTAACATTAACTTTTGGAACAGGAACTGGTTCAACTGGTAACTATGTCATAAACAATAGTCAAACTATTAGTTCTATAACTATGTATGGCTTAAATTTTAGTGAACTTCCATCTACAGATGGAGCTTTTGCTGGTGGTTCTGTAGTCGATATAGTTGATAACTACTTTATTTATAACAGACCTGACACTCAACAATACGCTGCTTCAGATGTTCTTTCTCCAATTACTTATGGTCTTTCTTTTGCTAGTAAATTTACAGGGCCTGACGATTTAGTTTCATTAATAGTCGATCATGGTCAAATCTATTTGTTAGGTGAAAAGACTTCTGAAGTTTGGGCAGATGTTGGAACTTTTCCATTTCCTTTCCAAAGAATACCAGGCGCATCATCACAGCATGGAATAGCAGCTCAATTTTCAATGGCTCGATTTGCTAATTCGTTTGTTTATGTGTCTAGAAATGATCGTGGTCAAGCGGTTATTGTTCAAATGAATGGTTATTTTCCACAGCGTATTTCTACTCATGCAGTAGAAAACACTTTGGTAAATCAAACTATTAGTGATGCCGTAGCTTATACCTACCAATTGGAAGGACATGAGTGCTATGTTGTTAGCTTTCCAACTCTTGAATTAACATGGGTTTATGATGGAGCAACTCAACTTTGGCATAAATGGCTTTGGACTGATACTCAAAACAACTACAAACGGCACAGATCCAATTGTGGAGCTTTGTTCCAAAACCAGTTCTTAGTTGGGGATTATGAAAATGGGCAAATTTATCGCTTAGATCCTAATAATTACACAGACAATGGTAATCACATAAGAAGAATGAGAAGGTGTCCTCATTTAGTAGCTGACTTTCAAAGGCAATATTTTGATGAATTGCAGATTCAATTTCAACCTGGCATAGGTTTGCAAGGCATAGAAACCTTTCCATTGGGAGATAACGACATAGGTATAAACCCTCAAGCTATGTTGCGTTGGTCTAATGATGGTGGTTCTACTTGGTCTAATGAACATTGGGCTGGAATTGGTAAAGTCGGTAAATACCAAAATCGTATTATTTGGCGCAGATTAGGACAAGCTAGAGATCGTATATATGAGGTAGTAGTTACAGATCCTGTCAAAGCTGTCATTGTGTCGGCTAACCTAAAAGCCTCTGTTGGAGAAAATTAATGGCTAATCTTATATATGGGCCATCCCAAGATAATCCTTATCCTCAGACTGATTTTATGGATGAGCAAACCAAAAGACCAACTAGAGCTTGGCAAATATTCTTTTCCAATCTTTTAAACTTTACTAGAACATCTCCTTCAGCAACGGCTGGTGGAGCTGTTTTACCAGCTAACCCTGTTGGATTTATTGAAATGACAGTAAACGGCAAAATCTATAAAGTGCCTTACTACAATGTCTAATATTCAAGTCATAACAGAAGAAAAGGTGCAAAATTTAGAAAAGCACTTTTTACAAGAAAAACAAGCTGATTGTCCTGTTACGCATCACTTTGCTCCTGATATTTACATCCGAGAAGTAAGGATTCCAGCAGGAACATTCTCCATAGGTCATTACCAAAAAACCGAGCATTTAAACATTATGCTTGCTGGTAGAGTAACTATGGTGAATGAAGATGGTTCTCATACGGAGCTTGTTGCTCCACAGACATTTGTAGCCAAAGCTGGAAGAAAAATAGGCTATATCCATGAAGATATGATTTGGCAAAATGTTTACGCTACAAGCGAAACAGACATAGAAAAGCTGGAGAATATGTTTTTGCTTAAAAGCATGACTTGGCAAGATCATCAAAGCTCACAAAAACTGTTGCTTACCCTAGACCATTCTTCCGACATTGCTGACTATTACTTAGCTATTGCTGAATTTGGGTTTGACCATAAAACTGTCAGAAAACAGACAGAAAATACAGACGATCAGATTCCTATGCCTTTTGGCAATTACAAAGTAATGGTAGCCAACTCAAAAATTGATGGAAAAGGAGTGTTTGCTACTGGTAATTTTAAAGAAGGAGAGCTTATTGCTCCTTCAAGATTAAATGGCAAAAGAACTCCTATTGGCAGATATACAAATCATTCAAAAAATGCTAACGGAATTATGGTTTTGAGAGATAATAATGACATTGATTTAGTGGCAAAAAAGGCTATAAATGGGTGTCAAGGGGGTAATTTAGGCGAAGAAATTACTATTGATTATCGACAAGCCTTGAGTATTGCAATAAGGAGAGATTAAATGTCAGGAGTCGCAACAGCTATCGTAGTAGGATCAGTAGCTTCAGGCTACATGGCAAGCCAAGGCGCTAAAAGCGCTGCTAAAACTCAAGCGGATGCTCAAGCTAGAGCGCAAGGTCAGCTATTAGAAACTGGTGAAAGAGCTGCTGATGTTTACGCTCCTTATGTATCTAAAGGAGTTACAGCTCTTAATAAGATGTCTGAAGATCCTTACTTTACTAAACAATTTACTAATCAAGATTTAAATCAATATTTAGCACCAAGCTATGACTTTAGATTAGGTCAAGGTCAAAAAGCTAATTTAATGGCATCAAATGTAACTGGTGGAGCTGTAAGCGGTAACGCTTTGCGTAGCTTGCAAGACTATACCCAAAACTTTGCTTCAGGCGAATACGCTAATGCTTTTAACCAATTTCAAACTCAAAGAGGCAACATTTTCTCTAATTTAAAAGATATTGCTAACTTTGGTATGACAGCAACAACTGGTCAAGCCAATGCAATGATTGGAACTGGAACTAATATTGCAAGTTTGACTTCTGCTGGAGGAAATGCACAAGCAGCTTCTCAAATAGCTCAAGGCAATATTTATGGAAATACAGCTCAATCAATAGGCAACGCTGGAATGTATTACGCTATGAATCAAAATCAAAATCCATATCAAAATATGGGAATAAGCGGAAATAGAAATACTGGTTATACATACCAAAATCAAGTAGGGCCAACCGAATCAGGTGGTAATTTAAGCTCTCTAAATATGAAGACATAATAGTAAGGACATAATATGCCAGCTTTAAGCACTTTAACTGATCCAAGTATTTATGGAAATACACAAGCTCCTAAAGCTATGTCTATTCAAGAAATGGTTGATCTTGGAAGAACTTCTACTGCTTTTCAAAGAGAAAAGGCTTTATTACCTTCAGCAATTCAACAAGGTCAAGCACAAGCTCAAACTGCAACAATGCAAGCGGATAGTGCAACCTTAGAAAATGCTTTAAAACATACAACTCAAGTTACTCAAAGTATTCAAGGTCTTTTGACAAAACCTGACTTAACTTCTGATGATGTTGTAAATGCTGTAAAAGAAAACGCTAAAAGAATGAATACTCCTGAAAGCGCTGTAAATCAAGCGTTATCAGGAGTTCCAGTAAACGGATCGTCAACTGAACTAAGAGCTTGGTTGGCTATGAGTTTGTCTAAAACTTTGAGCGCTCAAGACCAACTTCAAAAGGTATATCCAGGCGGTATATTGCCATCACAATTGCCTGAAAGTGGTTATCAGCCTAATAAACAAGGAACTCAACCATCTGCTACAGCTCCTGCTGTTGCTCCTACTACAGCTCCTAAAACTGGTGTTCAACCTCAAGATATGAGCCAACCAGTTAAATCAGAATTTAGCAAGCCAGTTCCATTGTCTTATCAAGTAAGGCAGGCTGGTCAAGCCTTTACAGCACTTCCGCAAGAAGATGCAGATCGTAAATTTGGAACTGAATTTAGAAATAATCTTGTATCTCGTTTGCCAAATATGGCAACAGAACGCAGAAATATAGATGAAACAATTGAAGTAGCAGAAAAACTTGAAAAATCTTCAGCTCCCACAAGTGGTATTTTTGGAGCAGCTTATAGAAAAATTGCAACTTGGGTTGGAGATCCAACTTATTATGAATTATCAAAAAACCTTGCACAAACTACTTTAAGCAATATGCAAGCTCTTGGATTAAGAACTGATGCAGATAAAAATTTAAGTTCAGCAGCAAATGGTGATTACACCTATCCTCCTGAAACTTTAATTAAAATTGCCCAAAGAGCTAAAGCAGATATGCACAATATTGAAATGCAAGCTGCTGCTGCTGAAAAATTTACTCAAAAATTTGGTGATAACAATATGAACGCATTTAAACAAATGTGGTCAAACAATGCGGATACCAAAATATTTCAAGCTATGAATATTTTTAATGATCCAAAATTGTCTGCTGAAGAAAAAGCCAAAGCTAGAGATAAATTATTAGGAACTGATCCAAAACAAATTAAAATTTTTAATGAAAAATACAACAATATTAATAAATTAGTCCAAACAGGAACTTTGTAATGGATAATTTTAGCCAATTCTTAATGGGTGGGCAAGCAAAGCCTAACCCACAAGCTAATCCTGTTGGCGGTGTCAATCAATACAATGTTGGCAATTTAAGACCAGTTGGATCATCTACAGGCTTTCAACAACCTTCTAGCTATGAAGAAGGTATTAAAGCTATGGATGACAATCTTAGGATTTATGGAACAAAACATAACATTAATACGCTAAGAGGAGTGATTAGCCGTTATGCTCCTCCACAAGATAAAAACGATACTGAAGGCTATATTAATTTTGTCGCTCAAAGAACTGGATTAAAACCTGATCAAGAAATAGACCTTACTAATCCTGCTGTTCGTCATGTGATTAGTGGCCCTATGATTCTCATGGAAAAAGGTGGAAAGAATATATTTGGTGCTAAGTCAGCAGTTGCTCAAACGACTGCTCAACCAACTGTTACAGAAGCAACAGATGATTTTAGTAGCTTTCTGATGGGTGGCAAAGCAGAGCCAACTAAAAAAGAAAAAAAAGCAACACCTAAAATACCTCGTTTAGAAGAACGCAAAAATTTACTTAAAGGTTTAGCTTCTGTTGCAGATATAGCTTTAGAAGCTGTTCCTTCTGCTGCTGGTCAAGTTGTATATGCTGGTGGTAGAGCTTTAGGTCAAACTCCTGAAGAAGCTACAAAAACAGCTCAAAAAGTATCAGGAGGAGTTCCTACATTTGGCAAAACCTTTGGTATTACTGAAGATCCTGCGTATAAGCAAGAAGCTACTCGCAAAATTATGGGTCAAATTGGTGAATACATTGGCGAAAGTGCTGATGTAATTGCTCAAAAAACAGGCATACCAAAGCAAGATGTGGAGAATATGCTTGGAACACTAGGAGTAGCTGTTGGAGCTAAATTGCCTAGTCCAAAAACTACTGCATTAAAATTACAGGAACAGTTTGATAATCGTTTTCCAAAAACTGCACAAGTTTCTGCTGTTGCTCCAGTTTCACCTACATTAACAGGAGTTGGAGCTGCTAAAGTTGAAATTAACCCCTATGCAGGAAAGATTACTGGTGAAGAATCAGCTAGGGGTCAATATCCTGTAGTTAAGTTATCAAAGATAAAACAAGATGCTCCTGCCTCAGAACAACAACTTAGATCCCAAATTGCTAATGAAGTTTTAGGTGATACAGGTCAAGTTCGTAGCGGTGTTATTACTGGTAACGAAAACACTTTAAGACAGGAATATACAGAAGCTAGATCAGCTAATCCAACTCCAAGAAGCGAAATGTTAAAAAGACAAATTGCTGATGAGCAAAATGCTTTGACTCGTTTTGCGGAAAAGCGTATTGAGGCATCAGGAGCTAGTAGAAATCTTCCATCAGATTATGAGCGTGGTCAACTTATGAATGATGCTATTGCTGGAGATGATGGTTTAACAGGATTTTTAAAAGATCAAAAACAATCTCTTTATAATGAAGCTCGTAATAAAGTAGGTGATAACCCTATACAAACCAATGCAGTAAATAACTTATTGCAAAACAAACAGTTTAGAGCTGGTTTAGGTTTAAGAAACAATGAAGGTGTCGCTAAGAGTGCTGAGCAATTAATTGAATTAGCTAGAACTGTTGGTTTCGAAGATCGAGCAGGAAATATATTGCCACCTAACAGTATTGCTGCTTGGAAAGCAGTCAGAGAATCTTTGAATGGAGAATGGACTAGAGATAATGCTTCTGTCATTCGTAAGATTAATGATGCTATTGACCAAGATATAGCCAAAGCTGGTGGTCAAGACTTATACAAAAAAGCTGACAATCTTCATAAAGCTGAAAAGAAAATATTTGAATCTAAAGGTATTAAAACTCTTTTTGGAGATGTAGATCCAAATGGTGTGCAAACTGCAACCAATTTTGAGGCTATTCCTAAAAAGCTAAATTCTATGCCTGTAGATCAATGGAAGCATATTTATGACACTTATGACGAAATTTCTAAAGGCAGAGTCAGAGGAACTGGATTTGATTTAGAAATTACTCCTGAGTTGGTGCAATATGCTGAAGCTGCCAAAGCTGAAATGCGAGGCGCTTTAGCTAGAGAAATATTTCAAGCTGGTGGCGGTAAAGCAGGAGTATGGAATCAAAACTCTGTAAACAATCTTCTCAATAATCCAATCAGATCCAAAA